ACAAGAAATCAAGTCAGAGCAAGGGCTCAAACAAGCCGCTGCGGACTTCGGAGTTCATCCAAAAAAAGAACTTTGGAAACTACCCGCCATGTATGTGGGAGAGTACGCTGAACAGGATGCAGCGCTCACACTGAAACTCTGGCAAGCATTCAAGATCCGCATGCGTCAGGATGAAGTGGAATCCATCTTCAACCTCGAAACAGAAGCCTTCCCCGTCCTGCACAACATGACAAGCCGCGGGATCCGCTTTGACCGGACCAAATGTGAGCAGTTGATTGACCAACTGATTGCCCGTGAGAAACAAATCCACAAAGACCTCAAGTCACTTGTCGGATCCAACGTCGATATCTGGGCCGCACAAAGCATCGCCCTAGCTTTTGACAAGCTGCACCTGCCTTACGCAAAGACCGAGAACGGCCAACCGAGCTTTACAAAAGGCTTCTTGGATGGCTGTGAGCACCCGATTGCCAAGATGATTGTGGAGGCGCGCGAGACCAACAAAACGCACAGCACCTTCCTTGCCCCCTACCTGAGTTTTAGCGAAAAGACCGGCCGTATCCATCCGCACGTCAACCAGATGCGCTCAGATGATGGCGGCACCGTTACAGGACGTCTGTCCATGGCCAACCCGAACTTGCAGCAGGTCCCCGCCCGCCACGAGATCATTGGACCCATGGTCCGCAGCCTGTTTCTTCCTGAAGACGGGGAGATGTGGGCCTCAAATGACTTCTCCTCACAGGAGCCAAGGCTCTTAGTCCACTATGCCAACCTGCTCGATTTACCCGGAGCCGAGAAGATGGTGGCAGCCTATCAAGAGAACCCTAACACGGACTTTCACCAGATGGTTGCCGACATGGCCGGCATCAAAAGGAAAGCTGCCAAGACCATTGGTCTGGGCTTGATGTACGGCATGGGCAAGAACAAACTGGCAGCGCAACTGGACTTGAACCTTGACGAAGCGTCTGAGCTTATCGACCAGTTCCACAGGAATGTCCCGTTCCTAAAAGGCACCGTGAACGCCGTCATGAAAAGGATCGAGCATCCCGCGTCAGGCGGATCCATCCGCACCCTTCTTGGACGCAAGTGCCGGTTCCCACTATGGGAGCCGATGGAGTGGGGCGTGAACAAAGCTCTGCCACGTGAACAAGCCGTCATGGAATATGGCCAACGGATCAAGCGCGCAGGCACCTACAAGGGCTTAAATCGTTTGATCCAAGGGTCTGCTGCCGACCAGACAAAGGCGGCAATGGTAGCGCTTGCTCGGGAGGGGATCATGCCCATGCTGCAAGTTCACGATGAACTGGCGTTGAGCGTCAAGACAAGGGAAGAAGCTGAGCGTGCTGCCGAGATCATGGCAACGTGCGTGAACCTACAAGTCCCCAGTCGGTGCGATGTGGAAATCGGACCCAACTGGGGCGAGGCAAAGTAATTACCGGACGCGCCCTTCGAGGCGGTCTGCTACCAACTTAGCGTAGCCGGCAATATCTAGCCAGTGGTCAACCACATCAGGATTGCCGTTCACAATGCGGCCAATCTTGTGGATGATCATGTCCATGGCCTCAGCCTGATCATGTGCCAAGGTCTTGTCACGATTGTTCAAAGCATTCAGCACAACACGTTTTAGCATCTGCATCACTTCAGCGCCCTCGATAAACTTGCCGTACTCCACGGCCCGAGCGTCAAGGGTCTCGTCTACCTGATCAGGGAAATCAAACATCTCAATTGCCAGTGGTGCGCTGCCGGCAGCGCCCTGCTGTGCAGGAGCAAGCGTGGCCAACTGCTGTGATTTTGGCGGGAACACAAAGCCTTTTCTCTTCATCGTGTTGCGCAGAACATAGACAGTTTGCTTGGTCAGGCTGAAGCGCGCTGCTACCTCATTTGGTGCTGCAGCAGGATTACTCTGCATAAATGAGCGGGCTTTTGCGGTTCTTGTGTTCTTACGTTTAGTTGCTTTCATATTGGACTTTCTTCATATTGCGATTGCTCGCGTTGGTTGGGTTTTGGAAAGAACTTTGGGTCAAGTCTTGTGAACGGCCACCACGCCTTCAGTTGTTCTTGGCTCAAAGGTTTTTGTGGCTGCTCTTGGGGTTGCAGCTTCTTTTGTTGTTTTAAAGACTTCATAGTATTTCTTAGGCATCGGTGCCTTTTTATCTAACAAATTCCGGAGCCATTCCGCTCCGCCTAATTGGTTCAAAATCATCCACTGCCGGTCAGACATCCTCACTTGTCTTCCGATCAATGGCTCGGGTGGTTTTGGTCTTGGCATGTTGTACAAGGTTCCTCGTTGTTACTCGTTTGGTCCAGCAGCAAGCGCAAATCCATCTTGCTGCACTCATTTGTATGCCACCTTCCGGTGGCCGCATTTCTTCACATTTATTACAAAGTTGTAATTGATGCACATGTTGCTTGCTTCCAAGCCGTAAATGTTGCTTTGTAAAACTCACGTTTTCATATTCCTTATATAAACAGTAAAACTGCCTATCGTATCCGGCCCGAAAACCTTCATCTTCTCAATTTCCTTGGCCACCTCTTCAAGGACCACGTTGCGCTGCATCGGAGAAACATAAAGATCGTAGTGATACGGCTGACCCTCAATGTCCTTCAGGATCTGCTTGCCAAGGTTGCTGTGCTTCTCCACCTCGTTAAAGGCTTCGTCTTCTTCACTTGTCCAGTCAGTCATGCTGCTCCCTTCATTTGCTTCAGCGCCGCCTGTAACCCTGCAAGGCCCCCGACCCGCTGACCGTTGATAAAGATTTGCGGCATCTGGCGCGCCTTCGCATCCTCCTTCATCAACAGTGCCCTGTTCTCTTCAATGTCCACACTGATCTCCCTAAATGGCAACTCGTGTATCTTCAAAACCATCTTGGCTGCCAAGCAATTGGGGCAGTTGCTCTTGGTGTAAATCATAATGTCCATGCTTCTACCCTCAACTTCAAACCACGTGCCTGCAGTTGCTCAATAACTTCCTTCAAGCTCTTTCGGCCCAAATTAGGCAGCCTCAACAACTCGTTCTCAGTCCATTGCTGCAACTGGCCAATCGTGAAAATCTTGGCCTCCTTCAAACAATTGCTTGTCCTCACCGTCAACTCAAGCTCCTCAACAAGCATTGATGGCATATCGCCCAAGAGCATCTGCTCAAGGACCAAGTGCCTTCTTTTAAGCATTTCTTCAGCGATGTTGTATGAATTCAACGCCAAAAAATGGCTGTTGATCCCGCCATTGTGAGCAATACCCGCTTTCATGGCTTCCATTGCAAACATATCCAATCTGTCTTCTCTGGTCATTTTTCGGGCTCCTCATACTTATTGCACTCTTCCAACCAAATAGGGTCAAAGTTCCACGGCCAATGGAACCAACCCTTCTGCGCTGCCCGAGCATTGCCAGAGATCAAAGCCTTGGGCTCTAAGCATTGGATGTGATGGGTCATGGGTAAAGGATCGCGGTTCACGCATTTGTGGCAGTTGGGTTTCCACGGCTGCTCAATCTTTTGAACGTCCTCAGGTGTATGTTCACGCCTCATACTCGTCCTTTATCTTCTGACGATTGATCATGGCCTGCATGGGATCGGTGTCCCCCATCAGCACTTCAAGCAGCAGCCGGTCTATCTTCTTTAAGTGCTCTTCCAACTTAAAGTTTTTATCAACCAACTCCCCACAAGCGGCAACATATGGCCGCAGGATTTCTAATTCTCTTTGCTCAGTCATACAACGTTCCTCATCTCTTCAAAATAAATAGGCGCATCCTGCTCAATCCGAAAAATCACATCCGGATGCAAAACCCCGCTCAAGTCCACATTGCTGTTAGGCAAGAACACAGAAATTAACGTCCACACCTCCGGATAGTCCGGCTCCAGTTTCAAACCAGACATGGGCTCCACCGAACCAACTTCCGCCGGCTCATACTCAAAGAAGCACTTAAGCGCCAATCCAAGCTCATCACATTCGTACAGGAATTCGTGCATACATCACCCCACAGTCAAAATTATTAAAAAAGCCACAATTAACGACCCCAACGTCACAGGCCACAAGGGCACAGGACGATGGATCGAGGACCATCCCATCAAAGCCGCCTGAACAAGCTCCTCAGAGGAAGTCATCTCAGGAGGCGGGGACTGATACAGCAAACCAATCTGCACCTTCCCAGTGTTGTATGGCGTTGCACGCCCATCTGTGCTCTTTACAGGCACGTAGTTGTCAGCATTAGTGATCATAAGATGGTCCTGTCTTAGCTTTAGCCTTCATCGCATCCTTGTACGCATGCTCAAAGCCCTCCAAAAATACCTCAACGGGTACGTCTAATTCTGCTGTCAAAATGGCTGCAGAGACAAGGCACCCGTACCAAGCTTCCGATGGTTTTGCAAAAGTATTTCCGCAAAAGTTAAGCAAAGTCTGCGCATTGTCCATGATCTCTTCGATCTTTTTATCCGGTGTGTGTGGTAATTTACCCATGTCACTATCCTTTCTGTGTTAATGAAGTTTGTCCGCCTTTTATCTAAGTGGACAGGGTTATTATCATGCTTTTATCTAGTTAGGTCAATTACTTGGAATGTACTAAATCGTAGGGGTTTTCCCTTGGTTTTGGGTTTGTAGTGTGATGTTTTATTGTACTGGGTGGATATACAGTGTGGGTTGGGAGGGGTCGGGGACCGCGGACCGAGGGCAAAAAGGGGTGAAAATGGGCCAAAAAGTAATACTAAGGTTTAGGTGCTATAGACCTTTTAGGGGTAAGGTATGTTTTTTTTTTTTTTTTTGTGAGATTTGACGTAATAG